TGCCCTTGCGGAACAAGCCGCCCTTGCGCCCGGCGTAGTCCGCCTGCCGATCAGTTGTCACCGGCTCCGGCGGGTACGACTGCCGCAGCTTCTCGACAGCTTGCCCGATGTTGTTGAGGCGCTTCTCCAGATCCTCGTGGCATTCACGAAGCGTCTTCTGGCCCTTGTCCACGTCTTCTTTGTCCTTGCGGGCGAGCTGTACGAGCCCATGTAGGCCTTTGGTTAGGTCCTCCATAGAGGCGCTCTTAATCTGCTCTTCCGTCAAGGGTTCCTTGCTCAAAAGATCCGGCACAACCCCTCACCCCTTCCCTTCCCACACCTGTGCGGCCTCGCGTATCGCCCGGGCCATGTCCGTCAAGACGCCCGGTGCCGGCTGGTTAGCCAACCGGCGGGCATGCTCGACGATCTCCTGGCCCTGTGCACGCGGGAGCCGCTGTGCCCAGTCTTGCATCCGCTGGGCTAAAGCCCCGCGGCACGTATCACATTGCGGCAAACCTGCCGCTTTCATGAGCTGTACCGCGAGCGCAGCCTCTTGCTGCGTCGGGATGGTGACGAAGCTGTACTCCATGGTGCGGCGCACGAAGATGCGCCGCGCCTGTCGAGTCTCACCTGTCACCGCGTCGGTGAAGTCCTCGGTGGACTTGTCCGACGTGAAGCCCTGGAAGCCGATGCTATGTGCCGGCATCATGCGCTGCCGGACCTGCTCCCAGACATCATCTACGCTTACGCTGCCGTGCCAGAAGGTGGCGAACTTGTACCCACGGCCCACCTCGGTCGTCACCTGGATAGCCTGCATGCGGTTCGTGTCGTCAGTCTTGGCCCAGCCGCCATCACTATGGCGCTGCATGCCCTGGTAAGCGATGCAGCGGCCACAGGCGCCCCCGTGGTCGTGGTTCAAGAGCACCGGGCCGCCGGCGGCGACAAACCCGCCCATGGACTTAAAGGCGGTCTTTTGGTCCACGATCTCCATGTCGCTGTCTACGCTGCCGACCGTCATGAGCCCCACGGTCAAGCGGCGATCATCGCCGCCCTCGCCCTTCACTACGTGCACGCTGGCGCAAAGCTTGTGGTAGTCCTTGATCGCCGCTACAGGGCGGCCGAGTCCATCTGCTTCGTCCGGTTCCATCGCCTTCCCATCCTCATCCCACTGGCGCTCACACACAGCTCGCCGCTGCGCGCCGTCAGGGAACTCGTCCCGCATGGTCGGATTCGCCATGCACCGGCCGATGAACTCGTCCTTGTCCTCATCCGTATGCGGCTTGGGCAGTGGCATCCTGAACCTACTTCGGCTCCTTGGGCGGGCCTTTCCCTTCTCCTCGTGGCCGATCTGGATGTGGGGGCGGCACCGAATCTGGTGGTGCATCGAACGGCGGCACGCTATCCACAGGCCCGGGCGCCCAGTCCGGTGGCTCATCTACCGGCGGCGCCACAACCGGTGGCGGTTCCTCGCCCTCGTACACACAGCCGCGGCTTAGGAGCATGTAGCCGCCCAGGATGAAGGCCGCGAACAAACCCACATAGACGAATGCACGCATCAGACTTGCCCTCCCGTCTGGGCTCGCTCTGGCCCTGCCGCGCCGGTCTGCGCGTCATAGGCCTCGAGCGCGCGGCGCTCCATGCCCAGGAAGTACCGCCGGAGCGTACGGAGCAAGTCCAGTTCCAGCGTGGCGCGCCGCTCGGCCTTAGCCATCCAGACATCGTCTAGGCTGCGAGCCATCTTCTGCCGCGCGGGGCGCGCAGCGAGGTCCAGGTGCGAGAAGTCAGAGGCCCAAGTACACCTACAGTTGATCGTGTCGGCACCTGAGACGGCCCCACCACGGTCGCCGGGGAACATGAGCCGGGCACCGCTCCGCGTATCCACGAATGGCACACTAAGCGGCAGTGGCCCCATCTCTTCCATGCTGGCATGGTCGGCATCGTCGTCGGGCTCAAGACCCCGCACACGACTATCGCGGGCCGTGATCCAGCGCTTGAACTCGACACCGTTCTGCCTGGAGGCATGCCAGCTGCCGCCCTCCTGCGCCTGGTGCGTCTCGGTGCGCGCGATGCGGTCGAGCTGCCAGGGCTGCCGGCGTACGGTAAAGGCGTCCTGCAGCATGGCGCGCATCTCGGTGACCGAGAGGCCATCGGCAATGGCTTCGGCCACCCGCGCGCGCACCATGTTGTCGGTGTTGGTGACGACCTCCTCGGCCAAGCGCACGACCATTGTGTCCACGAATTGGAGCACCTGCGGATCCTGTAGATCGAAGGCCCCGGCGATGCCAGCCAGCTCGAGGTGCTGCTCAGCTGCACGGAGGACCATCAACCTGAGCTTCGCCCGCACCAGCTTGTCGAAAATCTCCTTCTCCTCGTCGAGCTGTAGCAGTGGCGCCTGGAGCACCGCCGTCTTGCGCCGCAAAGGCACGACCTTCGCCCGAGCGCGCTCAGCGATCTCGGGCTCCTCGTCGGGCTCCATGGGCTCACGGCCATTGCCGCCGGGCAGGAAACCTGCCAGCGGGTTCGCGCCCAGCGGCTGGCCGTTGTGTAGGAAGGCATCCATCAATGGGTCGGTTACGCGCTCCATGCCGATCTGCTCGCGGGCCTCGTTGCGCGACATGACTCCTTGGCTCAGGTAGACCTGATGGATCTGCGCGCGCTCGAGCGCCGACTGCTGCAACGCCCGCACACCCGCGTAGTCGTACTCAAGGAACAGCCCACGCCCGTAGTACATGGGAATAAAGATGCTGTTCATGAAATCCAGCACGAGCGTGTGCAGGCCCATAATGGTGTCTTCCCAATAGGCTCGCTCCATGGCATCGGCGTTGGCGATGCGGGTCGATTGGCTGAAGTCCTGCAGCTTGCTAGGCGGGACGCCCATGGCCTCGGCTATGCGGTACTGGATGCGCTGCTCCTTGTCGAGCGTCGCCAGTTCCTTCTCGGTGGCCCGCGGGAAGGTCGTCACTTCCCATTGTCGTTCACCCGAATCGTTCGCCTCGAGCAACATGTAGTTGTCGCCCTTGGGGCCGACCATCTTGCGCTGCAGGCGCGCCTCTATCTCTTCCCTCTGCCCCGGCTGAAACTGCCCGTTGAAAAACATGATGTACTCGGTGGGGATGCCCTGCGCCCAGCGATTCCAGTCCCAGTCCTGGATGGCCTGATCGAGCAGCAGGTAATGCCGCAGGCGGGCCACTTGCCCATAACCGCGCAAGACGGTGAACGGATGCCGGCGTTTCACGTGAAACATCCGCTCCCTGGGAATGTTCTGGATACCGGCCGCGCGGACGCTCGCGCCGACGCCCTGGATGAGCGTGCTTTGACCCTCCATCGTGTCCCAGTCGTACGACCCTATGTTGTGCTGGCCAGTGGGGTCTGGATTAACGGTCACCTCATCGGGGCGTAGCCTAGAGAAGGAAGCCGGCCTGGCTCGGGCGTCCACGTGTACGTAACTGAAGTGGTCGCCTGCGCCATGGGCGTCGGCGTAGACGTACTGCCACCAGGCGCGCCGCGGTACGTCAGGCGATGGCTGGGCCAGGAGATCGAGCAGGGGGTGGCTGGTTATCTCGTCGCCACGGTTCTCGGGGGTGCCGGAGAAGAGATGGAGCGGCACGCCGCCGGCATCTTCGGAGATCACATCCAGGCAGCGGCCGACGCTCACCTGGTTGAGCTCAACCTCCATCAACGCCCGGAGATCGGGCGGGGGGCGGTTGACTGGATGGAAGAACGAGAGGAAGGCGAGCCGCTGGGCCTCGATGGCCCTAGGGTTGAGAGCTTTGAGGATCCGCGCGCCAGTGTAGGCCGTGGCCTGCCTGAAGAACCAGGCGGTCGACCGTACGTCGGAAACTAGCCGCTTGACGAGTGCTTGTGCCACCCCACCGCCCAACCCCACCACAACACCTTGCGCCGGAGTCCGAACGCTGCCAGACTATGCACGGACTGTGCCCCCTGGCAAGGGGCAAAGTAACTACCGGCGGCGGCCCCGCTTCTCCTCCTTGTCTGCTTCCGGTTGTTCTAGAGGTTCGCTTGCCAGTTTTTCCACTGGGGCCGCCGCCGGAATCTCTGCGCCGCTAGGGCCGAAGTTGAACTCTGCTGCGTATCTGTCCTGATAAAAGACCACCACTTGCGAGCCCTGCCCGTCTGGAAGCTGCAGGACACGCAAGGTCACATCGAACTGCTTGTACTCGCCATACCGTGCAAAGAGCATGGCTCATTCCCTTCTCTACGTCACCTCGGAACTCGGAAGCCCTCTTGCCAGAACGCGTAGGCGCCGTCGATCATCTGCCACGCTGCTACGTATAGCCTATCAGCCATGCCCAGCTGCTTGGCACGCGCCACCAGTTGGCCCCAAGTTCCATTCGTCGCTGGGTTCGGCCCGCCCGTTGTCGTCGCCCAGCTATCTTGCTGGCCCATGGTGCCATTGAACGCGAGCACAGCTAGCATGCCACTGTTCGCTAACAAGCCCAGGTCTGTGTCTATCTCTGTCCATAGCTTGGGCTGCAGCGCATCCGTACGGAAGAAGTGCTCGAGGTACCGCTGGCTGCAATGCTCGGTCGTGAACACATCGAGCGCTATGTGGCTGTTGGCCCAAAGCCACTGGCTGGGCGTTAGGACACGTGCATCGCTGCCGGCGAAGTTGCGCCAGGCGAGCAGGAAGGCCTGCCAGCCAGCGCGATATTGTGCTGTCCAGCCGTCCGGGTAGTCTGTTACCGCGGCGCCCTTGAAGGGTTCATGCAACAGGTTGTCAAAGGCGAAGCCCTGGTAGGTGTAATGCCCGGCAGCATCCAGCCAAGGATTGGTTGAGATCGTCCAGCCGAAAGGCGCAGTGGGATCGAGCCCCAGCGTGCTGAGCGTCTGCGCGGATTCTGGATTGCCATTTCCCGTGGCGCGGTACACGTCCACATCGTAGCTGTGCCCAGCCAGGGCAGCAAAGGGAGGCAAGCCGTGGGGCGGGATGTGTGGGCAGGCGACGTTGTGATCCGGCGGCGACTGGTCCACCGGGTTCGACTCGAATTTGTCTATTAAGGGCTCGCCGTACGAATTGAGCACGCCATTCTTGCTGAGCAAAGCCATGTTGCTCCCGGTGGCTATCTGCCCCGTGGCCTCTTCGGCCTGGGGGATGTAGTAGTGCTCCATGGGCAAGGACTCGAAGTCCGTCCAGAAGTAGACGCGCGTGCCGTGCGGTGCTGTGCTCCGGTCCCTGATCGCTTCCACCATGGGCTTCGAGAACCAATGCCCGAGAAAGACCACGTCCAGCATGCTGCAGAGGTCCAGCACCGCCTCGCCCATGAGCGACACGCTGGCACCCGCATGCACGATCTCGGTCGCTGGGTTGCCGCCACGGGCCAGGATGCGCCGGGTGAGTGCGTCCTCCCACAGCGCCCAGTTGCGACCCTTGAGCGCCGGCGAGCTGGCGAGGGTCGTGAAGTTGCTGGGCTGGTTGAAGTCGTAGGTAGCCCAGACGAGCCCCATGAGACCCAGCAGCTCGCCTGGGCGCGGCACGTTGGGGTGGAGCGTCGGCTGGCGCAGGTGCACCGCAAGCGGGCGCCTGCGGTCCACATAAGGCGGCGGCGTCCTTGGTATGAGACGTTGCGGCATCAGCTCTCCTGCACGAGCTCAACCGTGATCGCTTGCGTGCCCTCGATGATGCGAACCCAGGCCACAGCGCCACCGATCTGCTGGGCGGTGCGATAGACTGCGTCCGCGATGTCCCATAGCTTGGCTGTAGGCGTGAGCTCAGGCAACCCAAGTTGCGGCAGCCACTCGTCTAGCTGGCGCTGGACATCTTGTTGATAGCTGTCGCGCTTCTGCCCGCCTGGCAGCTTCTTGGTCACTTCGATCTCGACGCTGTTGCGGTGCGGCCACCGGGAAGTGGCCGTATACAGGTACTCTAGGCGTGCTGGCATCCTCAGCCCTCCTCATCATCCCATGTCTTGCGTGCGTGCTCCTTGGTCAGCAGCAACTCGCTCTGGGCTTGCTGCTGCCGCTCCTGTGCAGCCCCCTGCTGCCGTCTATGCTCGCAGACAGCTCGGAAGCTCCTCCTCCTGCGCCGACGACATCTTGCGCGGGTTCACCTCAGCCGGCCGCAACTGGCTGCGTGGTACGTACTCCACGGTCAAGCCTAGCTCAGCCGCCCGCAGTGGTTCGGCCATAACCCTACGGCTTCTTGTTGTTGAGCCACTGCAGGTAGATGACCGCCTGCGCCAGCAAGTACAGACAGCTCGAGCCCAGGTAGTACAGGGCGCCGATCAAGCGCAGCTCCTGGCCCACCACGGCCTGGTCAGTGACGAGCGTCACAGTCAGGCCTACGCCAAAGAGCAAGATGCCGACGACGGTCAGCACGCGGAACAGGGTCGGGCTATACAACATGGCTCCTCCTTCTCTACTGGTTATGCGACGAGCGTATCGCAGTCCACTCTGCTGGCGGTCTGCTCTCGCAACCTGCCAGGCCAGGGTTGACTGCAAGCAAGCCTAACAGGACATCAGCGTCCCAGGCGGCCATTATCATGTACTGCGCATATTCCCCCTGGATCCTGCCGTCTACGATGGAAGCAGGGCCCCAGAAATATGGGCAAACCGCTATCTCCTGGCAGCAAGCAGGGCCAAAGTCTTTTATGAACAGCTCAGCATAGGCTTGCGATCCCTCAACGATGAGAAACCCATAGACGCTGTCCAGGTTGTCCTGCACGAGCCAGACCCCATCCCTCGAGGCCGGCGCATAGGGCGGACTACCGTCACAAGCCAGCGCCAAGCAAGAGGCAAGGAGCAACTGTTTCGTCATGCCATCCCTCTACAGGTTGCGCAGAAACTCCAGCACCAGTTTGCGGAGTTCTTGCGGTAAGGCTTGAAACGCGAGCCGTGTGCGCGTGGCATATCCGCCACCATGCAAGAGCACCGCTTGTTCGATGCTCTGGGCGCGGCCATCGTGCAGGAACTGCGTAGCGAATCGAAGCCCCAGAAGCGGCTCGGTGCGGAACTCCCCGGGCTTGGCATCCAGCAGGCAGATGTCCGCCTGGCCCGTGCCTATGTCATGGAGCACCAAGTCCGTGTACCCCCACTCGGGCGCATGGCACCCGGCACAGCCAATGGCAGCGAAGATGAGCCCGCCCAGGATGTTCTTCTTCACGTCGCCCTGTGGCCGGAGCTCCTGTGCAGCGATGAAAGCCGCCACGGCATCGCTGTCCTGTTCGCTCAACTCCTCGGGCACCTCTATGCCCTGCTCGACCTCGAAGGCGTCGGCAGTGAACTCGCGCAGGCTGGCGACTTGGGCCTTGCGGCCGAACTTGCCCAGGCGGCCATTAGGCAGGACATGCGGGCGACCACCAGTGAAGCGCCGCCACAGGTCGTTGCGTGCGACGATCTCGGTATCGGTTACCAGGTCCATGATGCCGTTACCGAAGAGATCCGGGCTCGTGCGAATGGCCACTACCGCCCCGGCCGGCGCCGGCACGCCCGGTCCTGCCAATGAGCTGTCCTGCAGGACGGGCCCGCCGAGCACGGGGCGGCAGGGTACCTCCACAAACGCCGCGTGGCGCTCGGTCTCGTCGCCAGGACCTACACCTGGCGGCATGTGGCAGTTGGCACAGGATCGGCGGTTGAAGAATGGTCCCAGGCCAGTCGCCATGGTGAATTCCTGCTCAAACAGCTCGCGCCCTCGCGGGTTGGGCTGCGGCTGCATAGGCGAGCAACCGATCACAAGCAGGACTAGGCCGAGCCATCGGGCGTACATGCCGCCTCCTTCCGCTTCTTCTCGTCATGCAGGCGTGTGGCCACGATGACCTGGCAGGGATCCCAGCCCATGTCAGGAGTGGGTAGGCCGCTGCGCCCCTCGTGAAGCATCAGTTTACGCACCGCCTGGCAGCTCACTTCCAGCAGGCCCTCGGGACCGCTGAAAACAAGCAGCCCTTGCAGGCCGGGGCAGACCTCGACAAAGGGGCCGGCGTTGGGCGGCAAGCCGGTTACGCGGATGTTGAACTTGGCACGCAGCACGCCCTCCGGACCATGCCGACCCCAGGCCTCGCGTTCGGCCTGTACGCATACGCCCGCCAATTGGGCGAGCATCTGCATGCGTGTCTCTCCTGGGGCCGCCGTCTTAGGGCGTTCGGTTGTCGCTCCATTGCCGCGCGCGCGCCTGCCGTTCATGTCCAGCAAGTCACCCATCCTAACCTCCTAGCCCATCTTGAACATCGTACCCGTCATGCGCTGGTTGGTAGGCGAACCGGTAAACTCGATGCGCAAGCCATTAGCATGTACGCCACCGGGGAAGATGTAGTGCTGGATGGTGTTGGCGTCCGCAACTCCAGGTACCTCGTGACGCAGCGTTCCACCGATCGACCCATCGCGTATCTCGATCACCCCAGGTACACCCGCCGTACCGGTGTTCCACACGGTGATGCTGAGCACATCCACCGGGATGACGCCCGATGACACGATGGTCTGCGCTGTGCCGAAGGCCGTGACTTTGAATGGGGTTGTGGGTAGCACGCCGCTCATATCGCCCTCACATCAAGTAGCCACAGTACAGACGGTGAATGCCGATTGCAGTGAGTAGCCCGAGGACAGGGTGCCCCCACGCGACGCTACGTGTCCGCGGCGTCTCTCCTGCGTACGGCTTGTACAGCGACCGTAACGGGATCTTGACCCAGGGATAGGTGTTGAATAGCGCTTGTCCGCTGTAACCATCTGAGACGAGTGGCAGCGTATACAGCGGCACATAGGTATCCCCTGCTGGCACGTCTTCCTTTTCTAGGTAGCCCTCGTATAGCCAGCCTTCGCTGGACGGCACCGGAGCCAATGAGCCCAATTCGAGGCTGAAACTCTGGCCGAAGGCGTACAGCTCGTTCGGGAGTTTGCCATTGATGTGGAAAACACTTTCCAGCAAAAAAGTGGTCCAGTACGGGTTGAGGCGGGATGCGGCCAACACGTTGGTGGAGAGCTGATAGCTATGCACAGGCAAGAGCGACGGGATCGTGATTTGCGGCTCTTGGTTGGGTGTCCATGCCGCCTCGAGCAAGCACGTTCCGTGGCGTTTCAGGATCTCGCTTTGCACCAAGTTGCCAACAGGAGCAATGCGCTTCACATCAGTTTCGGCGGGGTTGCCGCCCCAACCGATGGGCAACTTGAACACGACGTTGTGGGTGCGGGCTTGCTTGCCGTAGTTGAACCGGTACACCGGGGGGAAGTATGGGCCACCGGCTCCCGCCACCAGCTTGTCGCTGAAGTACACGAGCACAGGGAAATCGCTGCGCAGGAGGAAAGTGCTGCCATGCACGGTACCGCCATAGTTCACGACGCTCGTCATTTCGCTGCGGAAAATCTCCGGCGGCGTGGCCCACAGGCGCCATTGCGGCTCGTTCCATTCGTATTCCCCAAACACTTCATGTGACATAGCGCAAGTCCTCTTTGCAGAGCCTGCACTCGGGAGAATCGCATCCGCGATGGATGGGGTTGCCGACGACCTGCAGCAAGAGCAGGTCTACTGCGCGGGCCTCGTCGTAGTGGCACGTGCAGAGCAAGAGCACCAAGGCTTGCTTGTGATTGAGCACGCGCGGCGGCTCGCCCTGGGGCCGGCTGCAGCGCTTGCAGGTTCGCATGGCTGCCTCCTCCTGTCTCCTCACACTCCCACCCCTCGCGGCACCATGCCAGAGCATCGGCAACATACAGGCCAATGTGGCAGCAGTCAGGACGACGACGACCGACCACATGCGGGGCACCCTACTGCATATCCTCAACTGAGGCCAAGGCGTTTCGCGCCCTCCTGACCCAGTCGGCGCATCATCTCGCAGGCCAGCCAGTAACTCATCAGGTAGTCGCTCGTGTGCTTTGTCGGCTCGTTCGGGTCATAGGCTTGCATGCCCTGGACCAGCTGATCGACCTGGCGCCAAGCATGGGCCCTCTCATCGCTGGGCAGAGCCAGCTGGTCTGTCTGGAGGTCCAGCACCAGGCTCTTGATGCCCAGGTGCGGGTCGATCTTGCGCTTGGCGGTCGTCGTGAACCCTAGTACACGTGTGCGGTTCAAGTCCTCGTCCGTCCAGCCATAGGCACGCATGACTTCCGCGCGCCTGAGCGTGCGGACGACCAGTCTCTGCATGCCATTGTCCTCGATCAGGAACCCTCCATGACGGGGATACAGCCGCACCAGCTCGCGCAGCTCGTGGTACATCTTGGCATCGTCCCACAGGCCGCCGCGTATATCGAGCACGTGGCGTACCCCGCCAGCCATGTAGCCCGTTGTGATGACGGTCAGGTCATGGCCATCGCCAGTGGCCAGGTCGATACCACTGGCCGCGAGCTGGCCTTCTGGACAGGGACGCGCAAGCTGCAAGCCCTTGCCGCGCTCGAGGGCGCGCCGGATGAGCGACAGCGGGAAAAGCTCCATCTCTTCCTGGGGCGTCCGGCACTTCCACATGCGCCACCAAGTTAGGTGGTCGGTCGAGGCCTTCTTGGCCTGTATGCGCTCCCAGGGCCAGCCGCGTAGCACACCGCTGCGCGGGTCGCGCCAAGCCTCGGGCCACAACGCCGCTGGCGGCCCCGGCCGCCCTTCCAGGTCGCACTCCACATCGTAGCGCCTGTGTTGCCAGCCTTCCTTCGCCGCTAGCCAGTGGCCTGCGTCGTCCTTCGTCCATGGGTGGCCAATGGACCGGATCCAACCCTCAGCACTGACGCGGGATAGAACCTCATCGTCTATGCGCTGCTTGACCTTCTCGCGCGCTGCACGCGTGTAGGTGTTGTCCGTGTCGTGTATGTCGTCAAGCAACACGCCATCGAGGCGCCGGCCCACGATCTGTTTGAGAATGCCGGTAGCGATCACTGTCGGGTCGCGGTCAATGTGCCCTGCGGGGCGCTCGATCCAGATGCCGAAGATGTGCGTGGGGGTGCGGCCCACACGCGCCACGCGCAGGCTGGGGAAGACCTCACGCACGCGGTCGTTCTTGACGATGTGTTGTGCAACCTGCTGCAGGCTCGCTTCGGGGATATCCGGGCCGGATCCAAGGTGCGCAAAGCTGCGTGTGGGATAGTTGCCGAGTTCCCACATGAGGCGCACAAAGCCTAGCTGGAAGGTCTTGCCATGCTCGGGCGGAGACCAAAAGACCAGGAACGGATGCGCGTCACATTCCTCGTGCCACCGCACGTGGATAGGCTGTTGATGAATGGCGAAACAGTGCTCGGCGAAGACGTTCACATCGGCTTGTGCCAGCTCGGAGATCGCGTAGCGATGCATGCGCCCACGCCGGCGCAGCGTATCGTACTCTTGCATGGCTGCAGTGCGGAAGTCGTCTATGGGGATGATTTCTGCCATGTGCCAGAACTGTCAAGAGTAGCGCGTGCCCAGCGGTAACCACACTCACAGCGGATGGCAAGATGTTCCGGTAATGTGCCAGCCTCTCTGGCGGGTGGTGGGCATTCACATCTTAAGTCCACATGATATGTCACGTTGACCTGCCGACTCTGGCACTTCGGGCATTGGCGGAGCTGTTCGGGGCCGGCATACATCAGCAGTGCTCCTTCTTGTCCTCGGTCTTGTTGCGCGGCGTAAACCGCATGCCCGGCATGATGCCCTGGTGCAGCATGGCGTTCTTGAGTGCTCTGCACTCCATCTCGATGAACTCCACCAAGCGGCTTAGGCTCTTGAGCTCTAATTCGGTCTCGCGCTGCCAACGCTCATGCTGGCGGGACCAGGCAATCCCAACCAGGGCAATGAGCCCCGCGGAGACTACGACTCCAAGCAACAGCCACTGGTCCAGGGTCATGCTGGGCCGTTTGTCGAGCAGCTGCAGAAAGACTTGTTGCGCGCTGGCTATCATGGTTGCCGCCTGGCGTAGCGTTTGCCCGCATCCCGCACCCAACTCCTCCATGCAGTGCTTGCCCTTGGCTGGCTATGCGGCATTGACGACCACGCCATCCCGTAGAGATACCGCAGACAATTCGGCTTGGCTCGAGGCATGGCTCTCTCCAGGAATGTCGACGATTCTGACGCCGCAATAGGTTCGGCCGCCCCAGCCCGGTTTCATGGCGTGGACGACCTTCCCAGTAAGTGTCATGCCCAGCTGTGGGATCATTGCGGCACTTCGTCTTCCTGTTGCAATGCAGGCAACTCCAGAAGTTGCCATTCTAAGTACGTTGCCCCCTTGTGCTGCATGATTCGCAGCTTGCAAGTTGGCTCTAGGCTCGACCCTGAACAGTTTTCGCAACGGAACTCAATATACATCACATCGCGGCGTCCATCAATCTCCTCAGAGGATACGCGCTCGCATTTTGACAAACCGCCTATAACTGTGATCTTCCAGCCATCCCCATCCTCTTGGATGCGATTTATGATAGTAACGCGTCCGTGGTGTAAACAGCAGCCCCAATCGTTTCCGCAACGTGGGCAATACAAGAAAGAGGATACGGGATCTATCTGTGGAACCGGTGTACTCATTGCGTTGTCGTTTCCGGCTGTTTCTTGGCGTACCGCTCGCGCGCACGGCGCAGCACCTCGTCCATGCGGTCGTTCTCCTTGACCAGCTCCTCGGGGTCGGTGGGCAGCCCGCCGAAGCGCTCGACGTTCTCGGTGTAGAGCTGCACGTAAGGCTGCGGCTTGATGGCGCCAATGACCTTGGCCACAAGCTCAGCGGCGCGCGTGCTCATGACGACGCGCTTGGCGGCACGGGCCACGTAGGACTGGCGCAGGAACTGGACTTGCGCGGGCGTGCAATCGGTCATGTCGGGCAGCTCCTCGAGCTGGCCGGCAGCGATGGCTGCCTGCTCCTCGAGGATACGCGGCCAAAGCGTCGTGGCCGCCATCAAGGCCGACTCCATGCGGCGCTCGTCGATGCGCCGGAGCTCGGACACAAAGTCGGGATCGCTCAACCAGCGGTCAACGGTCTCCTGCCGAATGCCAAGCGAGCGGTTGAGGCGAGAGAGGCGCTTGCGCACATCGCGCGCCGCGTAGGTCTCCAGGTACGAGCGGCGGAGCGCTGGGTCGTCAGCGGTGGGCTTCTTCTTCCTTTGGCGCGGCACGGGCTACTCCGTGTAGGGGTTGTCGTGGTGGCCCTCGTAGCCTGGATCGGTATGTAGCTGGTCCGTGCAGTCGCATTCGCAGTTCTGCTCGCCCCAGTGGTTGCCGCGCATGCAGGTGCACAACTCGTCGCACTCGGGGCACTTGTGCTCGCGCGGTGTAAGGATGCGCGGCCTATCGGGGCGGTTCGGCATCTTGTTCCCACTCCACGTAACGGACCAGCCATACAAAGTGCACAAGCTCGGTGCCTAGGTTGACCACATGGTAAGTGTTTGGGAGGATGTCCAAACCCTCTCCTAGAGCCTCATTAACCGCTTTCGCTAACCCGTTGGCGCTGTCCCCCACAAGAATCTCGACAACTGTGCGCCGCCCCTCGGGATCATTGCTGATGGTGTCTTGGATCATCGGGACTCCTTGCTCAGCCGGCGCGGTCCAGATCGCGCTTGCCTGGACACAGGGTATCAAGAACCGCGCCGGCCCCTATGCATGGGCGGGTCCTTGCGAGCGGTAACCCTTAGCCCTCCGGCTCCAGATGCAAGGCAACCCGCCCAAGCCCATGCTGGCGCCTATGTGCCGCATCCGTGGCAGCCAAGTCAAGCGCAGATTCACCACGCTCGCCGGTGCCCACACCGCAAGCATTCCGCGCGCGGCATCGGGTCGTACCAGTCCTGATACCCCCACACCAGGCGATGCCTACGCCACTTGCGGCAGTGCGAACAGAACCGCCAGCGGACAAGCCGCCGGCGCCGCCATTCACTTGGGCCCCAGGTGATGTGTAGCTGGCTCATGGCCATAGGTTTCTGCGCCGTCTCGTGTAGTCGTGGTGGTCGTTCTTGCGCCAAAGATGCCGCCGTTTCTGTGCCCGAAGAGAGGCAATCCAGGCGAAATCGCCCTGCTTGTCCAGCCTTTCGTACAGGAAGATGGACTCCCGACGCACGCCGGTTCGCCTTGGTATGCTGCCCTTACCGCTTCCCACGCTGCACCTCCTCGACCGCATGCCCCTGTGCGTTGGTGCTTGCCCCGCTGGGCTCGCCCGCGAGGGCCGGGATAAGTGGCGCCAGGCGCCCTAGGGCTGCCTGCGCGTCTTTTTCGAGGAGGAAGTACTTTACCCCTTGCCAAGGCTTGGGAACCCCTGAATACCCTACTCTGCAGGCCTCCAGGACCCATGCCGTATCGAGTCTCCCAGGCGCACACGCGCCCTTGCGCAGCCTCTTCAGGCGGTACTCACGGATTCTCCAGAGCATAGGCATTTTGACTCCTTCCAGGTGTCTTGTGGGGCCCTGCCGCCGCCCGAGCGATTCCCCCGTTGCTGCCAGGCACCGAGGGGGGCGGGCCGGCAGGGCCTTTGCGTCGCCAGGGGATGCCCGTTGCGGGGATTCGTCCCAGGCGCTCCATGTGAGCCACGACGCCCAGGAACACCTGGCAGACGGCATGGGGCTCGAGCTTGCCGCGGTCCGCCCGCCGCTTGTCCAGGTAGGCCTGGGTGCCCTCGAGGACTTGGTCAACGTTCGCCTCGGCCAGACGCGTGGACAGGAGCGCCAGGGTAGCCTCCCTGGGCATCTCGGCCTCTGGGCAACCTAGGGCAAGGAGCCTAGTGCGGATCTTGCCGTGCAGGTGCACCGCTAGGCGGCCGTTGGCGCTGGGTGGCTCTTCCGGGGGCGTTGGCGTGGCCTGCATGCGGGCAGCGGCATCTCGCATAGCAGCTGCCACGACCGCGCCGAACGCCCCCGGGATCTCTACGCGAGGGAGCGGGGTTTCAGGCACCCAGGGCTGTGGCTTGGTGTGGGTCTGGCTGGGTCTCGGCTCTGAAACGGCCATGGCCTCGCGCATGTCGGGCGCCTCCGTGGGCGAAGTTTCCGGATGGGGGGAAGGGGGGTCTTCGTTCTGCACCGAACCCAGCTTGTAGGTAGGGTCGTTTACCATCTGAATACCAAGCCTAGGAAAGAGTCTCAGAATCCGATCCTCCGGATTCAGAGATACAGGCAAGTTCTTGCCCGTTTCCCCGAACATCAGGGAATGGGGCAAGTTCTTGCCCCTCGGCTGGCAAGTTATCCACAGTCGGCACCTCCACGGGTATGGGGCAAGTTCTTGCCTGTTTCCCTGCGAACATCTCCAGCCTGTAGCTGTTCACCATCCGGTACAGGCTGCCATCTCGCCGGCGTCCTCCTCGTGGCTCAACCGCCAGTAACCCGGAACGAATCAACCGCGCTAGGTACCATTTCAAGCTCCTGACTGGCAGGCCTACGCGTTCCGCCATGGCCTCTAGGCTGGCTTCCCAGCGGCAGCAAGTCGCCCCGGTCTTGCCGTTGTGCCAGCAGTACAGCCCGCGGAGCTGCTGGTACAGGAGCAGCGCCCTGGCGCCGACATGTGGCAGGTAGGCCCAACCCTCGGGCGGTAGGTAGCCCGCCGGGGTACCGTTGGGGCTTGCACCGAGCGGGGGGTTGCGATAGGCTTGCATCGCTGGAAACCTCCATGCCTTGCGGAGGGTTTAATCTGGGGCCGGTTCTCATCAAACCGGCCCTGCTTCTTTGATCCCCTCGCCAGCTCACCCTACGCTCTCCCTGGCCCACCGTTCAAGCACGTGATGCCCTAGGCCGGACGTGCACTTCCAGCCAGCCCAGACGCAGCCGCCAGTACCGCAAGCGCACCGCCTCGATCTCCCCCATGGGCGCCATGCCCAGGAGCGTGACCCCCGGATGAATCGGCGGCATCGGACTGGCGAAAGGCTGCGACCAGATGCGCTGCACATGCACCCGCCAGTTCTGCCACCAGTACAAGTCGATCCGGGAGTTGCGGTAGAGACGGTACCGCCGCACCACACGCCCTGACATCATGCCCACTCCGCGCGCAGCCGCTCCACCATGTCGGCGTCGAGCTGATCCACCAGAAGCAGCCACACCTCGCCGGCCTTCTCGCCCTCTACGATGCGTTTCGCCAAGTCCCGGAAGGCCGGCAGGCTGCTACCTGGCACCAGGGCGTCGCGCTTGAGCACGTAGCCAGGCAAGATGCAGCCTGCCGTATCGCGGGGTATGTTGCCCGGGTGGATGCGTACGCCGCTGAAGTCGGGCACCTCCAGCAGCAGCGGTAGCGGGCGCTTGAACTTTGGCGACCATGTGGTAACCACGCGATATCGTCCCGCAGGAATCGCCGTCTCGCCCGCAATTTTCGGAAGACCCACAGCAAGCCGGTCGGGATCCTCGAGCGTGAAGCACTGGAACTCGGCAGCGATGTACAGGCTGCCCATGGTCGCCCAGGGCGTAAGCGTGTGACGGATCAGAACTAGCTCCATGCCCTAGCCTTTCTTGTGTGTTCCAAAGAGTGCTTCGCGCGCCTCCAGCAGGCGCGGCGGAATGTGCGTCGGCAGTGGCGCCAGCGCCATGCTCTGCACAGCGATGACGAAGCTACACTCGCCGGTATCGGCGTCTGCGACGAGCAACATGTAAGTCTGGTCCAACACTTGGCACACGAGCGCCGGGCCCCAGTTGCGCGTCACCACCAGCTCGCCCGCCCTGGGCTGGTAGGGATCCATCTTGCCCATCGTCCCCCACTCCTGGAATCGGCGCCCATGGACGGCGCCAGGTATAGCCACATCGCAAACATTTGACCCGGCCCGGTGGCTCGCCTTGCCTTGCACTATCAGGTAACCAACTCACCACCAGATGCGTGCCGCTGCACTTTGGGCAAACGTCAGCGCTCATCGCACCTCCAGCCGCCAGTCACGCTGCACCGTCACACCCGGCGGCAGCTCTGCCCCAGCCTCCAGTAACTCGCGCACCATCCGCAGGTCTAGCTTCGGCCCCTGCGGCACAAAGCACGTACCCGGTAGCTCCGCCAGCGCCTCGGGCGGCACCACTGTGCGCCCCGGGTTCTGGCGCGCCCGCACGCTGACAGGCGGGAAGCCATCGGAGCCCAGCACCTCGAGCGCCCGCTGCACCGTGTCCAGCAGGTCGGCGCTCGTCAGCGGCTTGGTCAAGGCATCCTGCTTGCACTTCGTCAGGAGCAGCCGCACTTCGGCCAGCACGGCATCACCATGGCGTGTTGTCTCGAACTCCCGCACCTCGGCCCGCAGCATATTGGCGATCATGTAGGCTTCCAGGCCATCCAGTTGCCGCTGCGCCCGTTTGAGCCGCGTAACCAGGCGCTCCACCCAGTAGCTGGCCTCGCGCACCTCAGCCGCCAGGCGTTCGCGGGCCCGCGCACAGGCGCGCAATCTCTGCCCCAGGTCCGCCTCGAGCTGCGTCAGCTCACGGTCCAGGTCGTCCGTCAGCTCGCCCTCTTGTTCGGCCACCACCGCCAGCACGCCCTGGATCGCTGATACCGTGTCCTGCAACGTCGCCATAGTCACCACTCCCCAAGCTTCAGCTGCTCTTGTTTGACTCTCCAGACCCTTGCCCATCTCCCATTCGGGGTTAGCCGTTTCAGTCCACGTGCGAGCTCGATCCTACCTGCCATCTCCAACTCGCGCCGCCTAGGCCTCACGGTCGATCCCAGCATATGCAGCGCCGCCTCGATTTCCCTGTCAGTCGCTCCGCGCGATCCGCAGGCCTGTAAGTATTCGTAAACCTTGTCGCGCAGGCTTAGAGCCGATGGCAGGATTAGCGCGGCCGCCTCGAGAGAAGTCTCCGGCTTCTGGTGTGGTGGCAAGCCATCATAGAATGGGTACCCGACACCATCCCCCGCTTCTTTCCCGGATCGTTGTTTCAAGTTCGCCCTCTCGCATTCTTGGGCGCACGGTAGCGGTCGCCGTTTCCCGTGTCCTGTTACCTCAGCAAGACCCCGGCTACTAGCCACCGTGCGCCACTCATAAGGCGGTGCGGCTCAAGCGTCGTGGCAGTCAGGCTTGCACCCCAGCCCAACCTTCACCCGGATACCTGGCGTGGACGCTGTCTTGCCGCACCGCTTCAGCTCCAGCTACCGCGCAGGCGCTCATCTACGAGCCCCTGCAACGTCTTGAGTGCCCCCGCGTAGGCTTCCTGCGTGTTGCCAGCTGCTGTCAGCGTCTCGGTCGTCTGTACGATCTCCTCGGCCGTCAACAGGCGCTTGCCTGTTTTCAGGTCCTTGAGTGCGAACAGCCGCCGCAAATCGCGTTGCTGCTCCGCCGTACCGGGCACGCCCGCTGGTGCAGGATTGGCTGGCGACACAGCTGGCGCCGCAGGCGCTGCGCTGGCCGGCGGGGTTGGTGGTTGCAAAGCTGCAGGCACGGGTAGCGGGTACGCCAGCCCCTTGGTGCGCTCATCCCATTGCGCCATCAGCTTACGTGCACCAGTCAAGAGACCATGCGCCGCATCAGGCTCCTGGGGCAACTTCTCCAGGTTGGTGCGCAAGGTGTGCACCCTCGCTGCCTCGAACACCGGCCGACCATCTGGCAAGCGTCCCTCGAGGAGCGCCTGCACGAAGTGCAGCACCTCTTGGTCGAGCTGTGCCACCGAAGCCTGGAACTTGCGCACCGAGGCCTTTTGAGCCTCAGGACGCTCGTGTAGCACTTGGTCACACCAGCCCGGTTCCCAAAGCTCGCTGAACATGGCGAGATCCTTGCAGCAGCGCTTGAGCGCATCGCTCCGCGCCGACTCGAGGGCATCGTCCCACCCCATGGCTGGGTTGTTAGGGTAGTACTCAGCCCCTCCCCAGGCTTCCGCCAAGTAGCGCCCCTCGGCATAGAGCAAGCCATGGAACACCACGCGTGTCCCGATCACTTGCGGCTTGCTGCCCGGCCGCAATGCCCAACCCCCAGACCCAAAGGTCTCCGTCAGGCGCCGCCGGTACTCGACCTGCGGCACGGAGCCGATGCGTGGTGGCCCACCGCGCGCGCTCGGTTTGAACTCCACCATCTCTGGTGCTGTGGGGGCCAAGAGCAGCCTTTGCTGCTTGGCCGAGAAGGCCTTGCTGGCGATGCCTTGGTATCGGTCAGGCTCAGCTAGCAAAGCCGGCGCAGCAGGTTGAATCGGCACCAGCGCTTGGCTCTCCACCGCCTCGCCTACAGGCTCATGCACCACTGGCAACCGTTCATCACTTCCCATTTCTCTTTCCTCCTCGTGGCCCCGGCGGCGGTGCGAGCAGGTCCACAGGCCCCCCCACGGCGCCCACAACGTAGGCGATGGCCTGCAGGGTGAGGCCATGGGGGCGGCCTGTATGCCCGCGCTCGATCCGGTTCCACGTGTTCAAAGCCAAGCCGGCCCGGCGTGCTGCCTCGGTTTGCGTCAGCACCCGCCGCTCCCGCCATTCCCTCACATACAGCTTGCCCATGCTCCTCCTCGTTCCCGGGGCTACCGGCTTACACATAACGTAAGGCAGAACAGGCCCACGTGTCAACCACAAACTGCATGGCCAGAGGCTTCGCCTGGCAAGCACTGTATCCGTTTATATTACAATGACTTACAGTATGTCGCTTTTCTCTTGACAGCCTACTAGGCCTTGCCTTATGTTGAGAATATACCGGGCCAGCCAGGCTGGCCATAAGGCAAAGGCGGAAATCACATGACGCACCTAACCCTGGAAAATGAGGCCCTGACGATTCGGGCCCGGTGGGATCGCATGCCCATCCCCAACTTCCGCAGTCTCTGTGCGCGGCACTTCGATATCGAGGACTGGGACCATCGCCCCCTGGCCGGGGTGAACGGCGAGCACCCCGAGTGCGAGCGCTGCGGCATCCTAGCCCTGGGCACAGCCGGCCCCCTGTATCTGCTCTATCGCCGGGGGCGCCACATGGAAACGGACGCTGAGATATAACCCGACTGGAGAGTCGCCGGTGCAGGAACAAACCACCGCTCTCACGGTGGTACTGTGGGAGAGAAGCTGGAGGCGCTTGAGATGCGGCGCGACGCTGAGCCGCCCGCCTCAAGCGCCGGTCAGCTGGCGGCGCTGATAGAAGGAGGCAGATGCGCGATGATGACTTACGCGGAATTCTTGGCACGCAAGCAACAATCGGATATATACGCAGGGTTCGAGCCCATATGGATGCCGGACTTCCTTTACGACTTCCAGCGCAACCTCGTGGACTGGGCACTTCGCAAAGGCAAGGCAGCAATCTTCGCCGATTGCGGTCTAGGCAAGACACCCATGCAGCTCGTATGGGCAGAGAATGTGGTGCGCAAAACAAATCGGCATGTCCTCATTGCTACACCGCTGGCCGTCGGACATCAACTGCTGCGCGAAGCGGGAAAATTCGGCGTGGAAGTATACCGCTCGCGCGACGGAACAGTCCCGCCGAATCCGACGATAGTAACCACAAACTACGAGCAGCTTCATCACTTCGCAAGCCATATCTTCGCCGGCATGGTCTGCGACGAATCGAGCATCCTGAAGAATTTCATCGGCGCACGACGCAGACTGACGACTGAATTTATGCGAGAACTCCCATATCGTCTGCTGTGTACAGCCACCGCAGCACCCAATGATTACATGGAACTGGGCACTAGCAGCGAGGCGCTCGGCGAACTCGGGCATATGGATATGCTGCATCGTTTCTTCGTAAATCAGGAAGGTACAAGCAATGCCCGCATGGTGCGCTATCGCTGGAATAGACCAGAACTGGGACGCATGTGGCGATTCAAAGGGCACGCTGAACTGCCCTTCTGGCGCTGGATCGCTTCATGGGCTAGAGCATTGCGGTCACCGTCGGATCTTGGATTCGATGATCGGCGCTTCGCCCTTCCAGCGTTGCGCCAATGTAACCATGAGGTTGAGGCAGTCAAGCCCCGCGATGGTATGCTATTCGATCTTCCCGCTATCGGGCTCTCTGAACAGCGTGAAGAACGTCGCAGGACTCTTCGCGAACGCTCGGACATGATCGCCCAACTTGCCGACCACAAGGAGCAATGCCTCGTGTGGTGTCATCTGAATGCTGAAGGTGACCTCCTATCTGAGATCATTCCAGATGCGTTGCAAATACGGGGTTCGATGCCGGATGAAGTCAAAGAAGAGCGGCTCATCGCCTTCGCCGATGGTGAACTGCGCGTCCTCGTTACTAAGCCGAAAATCGGCGCCTGGGGCTTGAATCTGCAAAACTGTGCGCATGTAACCTTCTTCCCATCTCATAGCTATGAACAGTTCTATCAGGGAGTGCGGCGTTGCTGGAGATTCGGACAGAAGCGACCTGTCCTCGTGGATATGGTCTCGACAAAGGGTGAACGTCCAGTCCTTGCCAATCTGCGCAGGAAAGCCGAACAGGCTGATCGCATGTTCTCTGCTCTCATCGCCGAAATGCACAACGCCGTGGCGATCGGCAGAACCAAAGATGGATTCGACAAAAAAGAAGAGGTTCCAGCATGGCTGTTTCCGACCAAGAAGTGAACGAGCACTACGCCATATATCTTGGGGATTGCATGGAAGTCTTGCCGACCATTCCGGATGGGAGCGTCCACCTGTCGATATATTCGCCTCCCTTCGGTGGCCTGTATCACTACTCCTCGTCTGAAAGAGATCTCTCAAACTGCCGGAGTTATGCAGAATTCTTTGAGCATTACGATTATGTGTTAAAGGAACTGGCGCGAATTACCCTACCCGGACGGCTTACTGGGGTCCATTGCATGGACGTACCGACAGGCAACACGGGATGCGATACGCTTGTAGACTTTCCTGGTGATGTAATCCGCGCCCATGAGCGCTTTGGCTTCCATTACGTCGGCCGATACTGCGTATGGAAGGAACCGCTCGGTGTACGCAACCGCACCATGGCCAAGAACCTAGCCCACAAGACTGTAGTCGATGACTCGAGTCGGTGTTCCGTTGCGCATGCCGATTACCTCATAATGTTCCGCAAGAAGGGTGTGAATCCGATCCCCATCGCGCATCCCAACGGCTTCACGCAATATGCCGGCACCCGCGAGATCCCATACGATATCCTGCCGTTCCGCAATTGGGCAGGGGACCAGAAGCTGAATCGCTTTTCACACTGGATATGGAGACAGTACGCTTCCGCCTTTTGGGATGATATACGACGCGATCGCACGCTTGCGTATAAAGAAGCGAAGGAGGAGGATGACGAAAAACACGTCCATCCGCTCGCTCTCGACGTGATCGAGCGATGCTTGACGCTTTGGTCTAATCCAGGTGAAACCGTCCTGACCCCATTCATGGGCGTAGGGTCAACGGTCTACGTTGCCGTTCAAATGGGCCGAAAAGGCATCGGAGTCGAGCTCAAGCCTACCTACTTCAACCAAGCGAAGCGGAACATCGCTGGAGCAAAGACCGCGCCTCTGGACGATCAAATCCGGCTCCAGTTAGACGTGAAGTGAATCCCGTCATGGAAGAACGCATGCCTGTAGCAATGAAAAAGAATCGGCTCGTAAGCCCGAAAAAAAAGCTCAGCCTCTCAGGGAGAAAGGGCAGACAAGAACCATGGCAACGATTAGCAAACATGGCCTGACGGTGCTGCGCGCCGAGCGCCGGTGGCAAGATGACGACGGCAACGGTGAGTCCCGCCGCACCGTCCTGTACGCGGTCAAGCACGATAAGGCGACGCGCCTGGAGAAGGTGGATAGCTTGCCCAAGCTGGGCCCGGTGCACAGCTGGGGCTGGAAGCTGGCTGGCAAGTATACGGGGCCATGCACGATGGACTGGCTGCAGAGCAGGCGGAGGCACCTGGAAGGCCAGGGCTACTTGGTGACGGTATTCTTGCCGCGCAACTTGGATGGCGGAGCATGAATTACCTCATGGTGCATGAGTTGGGACCGTTATCTGCCTGGCCCAGCCAGCGGTGCCCCACGCATATCCTGCACTCGACTGAGGCCGGAGCTGAAGTGCTGTGTGGAGCCTCGCTCACCTGCATCATGATATGGGACCTTGACCTGGACCTCGTTACCTGCGCGGAATGCCTTGGGGTGGTGGCGGATTGGGAGAGGGACGGGATGAGCTCGCCAAGCTCTTCGGGCACCTGAGCTGGGAAGAGTACGATGGGCTCCGCATCATACAAAACCTGCTCAGCCCCTACGATCCGCCGGAAGAAATCCACATCAAGTATGCGCGCCTACTGGTTGAAGCACCTTACTGGGTTGCTTCCCTCAAGGCCGCGCATACCTGGATCTCCCGGGTTTGTTACTTCTATCCGAATCAAAGAACCTTGCGCCGCCCAAACAAACGCTACCCCAGGTTGAGCGATGAGCAACGAGCAAAGATGCTGGCCATGCTGGCTAAGGGCATGCGGCCGCCGGCCATTGCGCGCGAGATCGGCTGCGTCACGAGCACGGTCTACTATGTCGCGGGCGAACTGGCCAAGAAGCAGGCCAAGCAGTGAGGACGAAGGGGGCACCCAGAGCGAAGAGGCTGGGAGGCCTACAATACCCCAGATGCCCGCCTAGGGCCTCAGCTTACCAGCGAGAGGCCTTGCCCTTTTCCCACCAGCTGACGCGGTTCTCGAGTCTGGCCTCGGCGCGCTTGCCCTCGTAGAAACGATGGAACAGGTACTGCTCGGCGCAACCCCAGATAACCGGCAGCACGTTGGCGCCGAGGAAGCTCCCGATGCCTGCGAGCAGTATCGGCTCGCCGGCATCGCCCATCACGTTCAAGCGCCATTCAGGGAACCCCAGCAGCAGCCAATACTTGTGTGCGATGTTGAGGCTGCCCAGGATGACCGGGATAGCCTTGTTCGGGATATAGGGGATCGTCAACAGCACCTTACCCAAGAACGGCAGCAGGAAGCTCAGGATCGGCAAAAAGCCCATGGAACCCTCCACTTTAGCGTACGAGTCTCGCCTCTAGGCGGTCGAACCGGTGCAGTAACGTCTGCTGGTTCTCCTCCACGCGCACCAAGCGCTGCACGAGATCCAAGTTGAGCCGGTTCTCTACTTGGTCAACCGCGATCTTCGTCTCAGCGATCTGCTGGTCACGGTCGTCGATCTCCCGGCGCAGCATGTCGAACTCGCGGCGCACGTTGCTCGTATACAGGCCCAAGATGATCGCCAGGAGCGTCGCCAGGAGCCCGAACAGGTTGCCACCAAGGAAGGTGCGGACTGTGCCCGCAAAGGCGCTGACGTTGTTCCCCACCCTCGCCCTCCTCTTACACCGGCACCGAGTATGTCTCAAGCAAAACCAAGTCCACCAGGACTTGGCCGCCGTCCAGACGGATCGTCCGGCGCACGACGTTGAACCGCCGGCTTGACCAGCTGACGGCCGATAGCCCTGGGTAGTTCCCGACGATGTTGGCCACATCATCCGCCAGCGTCACCACATGGCCCGGTTGGATGTCGGCCAACAGCAGCCCCCCGGTCAGCGTCACGCCCACGCGGCGCTCGCGCTTCAGGTTGCAATGCCACTTCAGGATCTCGTCCGCCGTGTCTGGGAACCAGAGCCAGGGCAGCTCGATGATCTCCTCTTGCACGAACCCGATCCCCGTGACCGGGTCGGCGTACCGTGTTTCGCTCGTCGAGCAGGCTGTGCGGTAGAGCGCCCCCTGTGTCGCCAAGTTGGTGCTGTCCTTGTTGAGCGTGCGTTCGTATGCAAACCGTCCAGTAGGTTCGTGCAAGCCATACCGGAGAACGAAGCGATTACGGATAGCGTCGATGCCGGTCAGCTCAACGCGCAGCGTCTCGGGCATGATGTCTTGGACGGATAGCGCCTCGCCTGCCCGCCAGTTGCGTGCGGGGAAGTCTGTTGCAGGGGTAGGCGTATCTACATAGATGCGCCACTTGTAAGTACCATCCGAGAGCGTCTGCCGTTGGATGAAGCATTTGCCGTGCTCGGCCAAGCGATCTAAAAAGACTTGCACACCCGTGCGTGTTGAGGCCTGTACTGACAAGCGCCAGAAAGGTGAAGAGCCTAGGGATTCATAGTACGTGATGGCGTCACGGAAACTGCCCAACTCACCGACCCCAATCGCGCACGCGCCGTAGTCCCCTAGGTACTTGTCGATGTAGTGCAAGGCGATGGACGCGGGGTTATCGAACGGCAGTACAGTAGACACGTAACTAGGGATATCGAAATCCCATCGCACGTTATGGAACGGTCCCTGGCCGCTTCCCCAGACGGATTGTTGTCCAAGAGGTTGTTGCTGCGGGTCTGGGACGTTGCCGGTGTACGGGATGCTGACCCTCTTCTCGCCATAGTAGATGCGCCGCTCTTGGCTGCGGGGCCGGCCACGGACATCAAATCCACCCTCCGCAGCGATTCGCGCACTCGTTCCTGGCAAGCGCCGTGCTGTTCGATTGAGAAAGCTGGGCCGGTAGATCACTTCCATCCATACCGCATTGAGCCGTACGATGCCGTTCCCAGGCCAGAAAACCACATCGTAGGCGTATCCCTGGCCATCGGTCTCATCGATCTCCACAAACTCCCATTGAGGCACCGGGTGGCTGGCTGGACCACCGCTCCGGCCGAGGCGTTCCCAGATGTAGAAGCTGCCGAACTGTCGGCCTCCACCTACGGCTGTGGGGTTGTGCGTGATGATGCTCGTGCTGCCCGACAGGTATGTCGTAAACCATTCGTTCGCACCCGGGGCTGTGCTCAGCACAAGCCCGCCGATGCCTGGGAAGTACCGGGCAGCCACCCGGGTCTGCGTGCTCGTCTGGGTGCGGTCACTTATCCAACAGATGCGCACCGCGATGACCTCGCCCAGATTGGGCCCAACGGCCGGCATCTGGAGCGAGATGCGCTCTCCCAAGGGGATGCTTGCAAAGCCTACATCCGACCCCACGTTTAGTACCAGGTTGGGCTTAAACAAATGTTCCAGGTTCTGCACGTTGAGCGTGGTTCCGAAGGTGACGCCATCGGTAATCCCCCCGCGCTGGGAGACGCGATCAGGTATGAGAGCCATACACTGAAGCGTGCCACTCCAGAAGGTGGGTACGCTGCCACCCCAATCGGGATCCTTGCGTGCGATGAAGAAGGTATGCACAAACCGGTGGAGGCTTGGTGTCGCCGTGTGCGTCCCATCGACAGCTTTCTCCCCACAGCTTGCGTAAGCTTTCTCTGCCGCCTTGGGCGCCACATCCATGTCGGTCGATTGGTCCTTGCAGAAGGCGGTAGCCTGGTCCAGCTCGTTGTTCCAGGTGTATAGGCGCGACCAGTGGATGCGCTCCGTGTTGCCAGTCGGTGGGTTGAAGAGTTGCGGGGTGAACTCCCAACTAGTGCTGTCATGTCTGGCCAGCAGGATCCTAGTGCCGTTGGTGTTGTCCACGTCCCCTACAGCCAGGAGCAAGTTACGGTGACTGGTCAGGGCGGTTTCCCCGCTCTTCCACCTGTAGTTTTCTGACAGCAAAACAAGCGGCACCATGGGATACTTGACGCCCAGCAGTGCCGGGAATATATCCGAGCGCTCGTCGCCCCATGCGGAATCCAACGCATCCCAGGCTCTAGTTACTGCAGTGACATTGAACCGCCCATAGAAGATGGGCACTGCGGCACCTAAGTTGCCCTGTGGCTCGTCGCCCTCCTGGCTCGTGTATACCAGACTGTCGGACAGTACCTGTCGTGCAGGTGTCTGCAGATGCTCCTGGCTCAATCGCGCTGCGCGTACATGGATCCCCTGTTGATCCACTTCGGTCGAGCGGATCGTGCCGTTGAAGATGGCAAAGAACAGCACCTGCAGGTCCGGGCCCTCGACGGCCAGGAAGATGGTCACACGGGCCCCGAACCAGGCCCGCGTGCGGATGATGTCCGGTGCGTCCATCGGGCCGCTGCTCGTGGCGATGACCTGGTTGGCGATGCCGAAGCGCACCTCACTGGTGGCCGTATCGATGGCCGGGGCGCCGTCGTCGATCACATCCTCGACATACAAGACGCTGGGGGAGTATAGGTCAGCAAAAAGACTGGCAGTGAATCCGGACATGTCTCGAATCGTAGCGGTGCTCATGCGCACGAAGAGGTTGCCGGGCAACGAGATGACTATGAGCGGTGTCGTCCGTGTAGTGCGCATCTTGAGCGCATCGGCCAACACCCACGGCCCCGGCGGGGCGGCCGCTACGGAGTAGTCCAGCTCCACATCCGTTGCAGCAATCCTGGCCTCGGCGAGGTTGTACGTCAGGTCTACGCTGGCGGCAGTGATCCTCGGTGTCTTGGCGTTGTAGGTCTCATCGGCATCCACCTCTGTAATGCGTCCGGTCTTAGCGTTGTAGGTCAAGGTGGCATCGGCAGCCGTGATCCGCGCCACGGCGGCGCCAGCTTCGGTGTAGGTCAACGTGGCATCGGTGGCTGTGATTCGCGCGACCTTCTCGCTGTATGTCAGGTCGGCGCTCGCGGCCGTGGCGCGTGCAACTTTCTCGCTGTAGGTCAGTGTGGCATCTGCGGCTGTCGTGCGGCCCACCTTCTCGCCGTAGGTCAAGTCGGCGCTCGAGGCTGTGACTCGTCCGAGCTTTTCGCTATAGGTCAAGTCGGCGCTGCTTGCAGTGACCCGCCCCGTCTTCTCGCTGTAGGTCAGCGTCGCGTCGCTGGCAGTAGTACGGCCCACCTTTTCACTGTAAGTAAGCGTGGAATCGCTGGCCGTGATGCGCCCTGCGATGCCCGCCTCAGTGTTCTCTAACGTGCAGCCGATGGTGCGGAAGGTGAACGTGCCGGATCCGGTGCCAGTGATCACCGCATAGTTCAGCTCATCGGTGGCGACGAAGGTGACCGAGTTGGTCGCGTCCTCAAACTCGCCTGTGGCGGCACCGGCAATGGCAATCGTCAGAGCGGTAGATGCCGAGTTCTTGCGCAAGACCACGTCGGTGTTGGTGGTGCGACCATTTGCCGAGATGTAGCACCAGAGATTACGCGCCGTGCCTGCGATGTTAGCATCCGTAGGATTTTCCGTTGTACTCGGTTCCGCTCCTCCGGCAATTGTCATGAACCCATCTGCAGCCCCAACCCCGAATCCCGCAAGTCGATTGAAGACAACCGGGAAACTCGCGTTCGTACTTTCGAACTCGCCGGATATGTTGTAGGCCGTCATGCTGGTGCCAGTACTGCCAGTCACTATCTGCCAATTCAGTTTGTCTCCAGATGCAACCGTGTCGCTGTTTGTCGTGTCCTCGAAAACTCCGGTAGTGCTCGCGGTGATGCTGACCGACAAGTTGCCATTGGCCGCGTTTTTACGGCTACGCACTGTGCTAGCCGCAGTCACTGAATTGGTTGAAACGTAGACATAGAGATTCTTGAGTGTTCCAGCCGTACCGATCTTGAATTGCGTTTCGGGTTCAGTCGTTAAACTCTCATTGCGCATGCTGCAGAGCGCGCGATAAAAAGTAGTAGCAGCGGCAGTAACAGCATTCTCTCTGGTATTCAGCTTGGCGACTGTGTTGGTAGTTGCGTTGAATAGGCTAGAAAGCGCAAAAACGAGTATGTTGCCGGTTGTTCCGCCTGTTACCAGCTGATAGTTGGCCTCATCACCAGCGGCGATGCTGTCACTGTTGGCGGTGTCCTCAAACTCTCCCGTTGTAGAGGTGCCAATGGACACCGATTGATTACCATTCGCCAGGTTCTTGCGTGTGCGAAACGTGCTTGAACCGTCAATGGTATTCGTTGTGACCTTTACATATAGGTTGCTCAGTGTGCCGGCACTGCGAAAGGTCAACTGGACAAAAGTTTCGCTAGTCTCATTGGGGACATAACCGGAGAGTGAAGAATAACGCGTTGAATTGGCGCCGACTGTTGAACCGCTAGACCCTCCTATGCATAAGGTCTTCGCCACCTAGATCAGCACTACCTTGCCGACAAAGCGCGCATCCGTGTTCACCACGCCCTGTAGAGCGGTGCGCTGCGCCGTCGTGAAGCCCGTCAATCGCACATTGAGCACCCGCGTGGAGTCGGGGTAGATGTACTCCACTCGGCGCGTTTCAGACAAGACGACTCGCGCCTGTACCTCGGTATCGAAGAGATTCTTACGCTGATTTTCTTCCAGCACCAAGACGAGATGCGCCGCCGGTGCCGTGGCCGCCGCATGCGCAGCACAGGCCTGTACAATCGCGTTAGCCACGTGCACGCGCGCCTCTTGCGGTAAAGCGTCGTCCCACTCGTAATCGATCACGCATGGACAGGTATCCGGCGACCATCTGGTTACGCGTAAAGCCATGGCCCCTCAGCTCCCCAGGAACGTGGCGCGCAGCTCCAGGCTGTCTGCCTGCGCCTTGGTCAGCGACAAGCCCGTCCAGGTCTTCGTGGTCGTGCCCAGCACGCCATAGCCGCCCAGGTCGGCCCCCACCACGTCCTTCGGGTTGCCCGTAACGGCGGTGCTTCCCGTGTGGAACAGCTCCAAGCGGATCTTGGCTGTGGCCGAAACGTCCGTGATGCGCGCTCGGAAGTTCACGGCGATTTGTGTCAGCTCGCTTAGGTTCGCCGGCGAATCGCCCAGGGCCCATTGGTCCTGATCGTTGACAGTCACCGTCTCGATGTAGTCTGCATCGTCGGGCGAGGCCGTGCCTTCGTCGATCTTGTCGAAGTGCGTAGTGGGCGTCCCCGGGACGATGGTATCCCACTGCGTAGTCACGTCTGCATTAGGTACAACGTTCGCGGTCGGCATATCCTCCTCCTCCTACCAGCCATGCGTGAATCGCGTAGTAACGGTGTTCAAGTGCGTCGTCGCGGTCGCCCCCTGCTCGGGCATCACATGGAACCCCTCCATGCGTCCATAGAAGTGCGGCATGGCGTACGGCAGCACGTAAGCCGCCTGGTTAGGCGCCTTGAATCCGACAAGTCGGTCGCCGTACAGCCGGAAGATATCGTGCAACTGCGTCGCCTGTGCATCGTCTATGCGGGTAAAGATGTAGTCGGCCGAGTAGTTGACGTGCCGCGCGCCGCGCCAGACGTGGAGCGCACCGCCCGCGGCCCGCAGCTGCCGGATCTCCCGCTCGTAGTCGTGCGAGAACTGCTGCACGGTGGGGTTCTTGGCGACCTTGTAGAGCTGCATGCCTACGATGTTGCCGATCTCAATGGGCGCCCCGGTGTTCGGATCGAAGCTGAAACGCCAGAACTGGGCCGAAGTGACCGTGTTCAGCTCAAACAGCAGGTCCATGTTAGCTAGGTATTGGTTGGCAGGTGAGACGTTCCGCAGGTCGGCCTCGCCGAAGTTCGTCCAGGGGCCACCGGCGCTTGAGGAAACTTCGACGATGAATCGGTCGTAGTTGTGCAGCACGTTCTGGTTGACTAGCCCGATGCCGACGATCCGGCCCGAGGGGTTGGGGCTCAACAGTTGATAGACCAGCCGTGGCACTGCCGTTGGTGCATTGGTCCGCAGCGTCAACCAGGGATCTTCATAGAGCAGGTTGTTGAGGCTCGAGCCGCTAGCTACTGTTGCGCCGGTCAGCGTGATCGGCGTAGTCGTTACCATGTTGGGCGCGAGCAAGTAGTTGTCGTAAGCGATCATCATGCGAGTCTGCGTCAACATCGTTGTCGCCATGGTTCACCTACCCGCCAGCGTCAGGGCATCAATCGCCCGCTGCCCCTTGTCTCGCATGTACCGCTCGAAGTCTGCCGAGTCGAGGGCCCGGATACTCACTGGGCCCAGTCGGCGCTCGCTCGTAATGCCGCGCGCAATGAACTGCGTCACGAGGTCGCTGCCGAGTCCAGGCGCCACCAGCCGCACCTGACTGCGGAGCTGCGTCAGGCTTCGGCCCAGGCCGCGCACCTCAAGTGAGAGCGCCCGTGTGGATGCTTGCACTCTGCTCGGCTCATCTGGTTCGGCTCTAGAAAATCGCGTGACTGAGACGGCCCGCAGTTGACTGCGAAGCTGACCTAAGCCTCTACCCAGGCTGCGCAGTTCCAGATCCAGAGCCCGCGTGTCCACCCCTGCCTTGCCTTTTTCTCCAGGCTGGAGCGGTGGGGGTGTTGCTGGTATGCCAGCCGAGCCAGTGCGCGGCACTTTCACTTCGCCGGGCACGATGGTGCCGATGAGCCGACCAATGGCCTTGAAAAAGCCCGCTACTGCCAACTCGGACAGTTTAGCTATAAGTGCATCAACCATGTTGCTAAAAATCGATTGTATCTTGCCGGAAAAGTTTTGCGCATCCTGTTCCATGAGGCCCAGAGTTTGTCTGAACCCAGCAACTAGCACATCTGTGGTAGCGCCTTCCAGTTTGGTGCGGAACACCTCGGCGATCTTTGATGCGCCCACACCGGCCGCATCCTCGGCACCCTTAAGATCTTTCTCTAGGCGCTGCACCTCTAGCTGGATCTTCACGTCGTGAGTCTCAGCCGCAAGCTTCTTGATGTCCTCCAGCAACTGCCGGGCAAGCTGCAGCTGACCCAACTCGATGTGCGCCTCGGCCTCGATGCGCAAGCTACGCGCCTGCTCTAGCGGTCCCAGCTCACGCAAGAGATCGAGCAGGCGCTGACGCTGCGCGGCAAGGGTCGCCCCAAGCGTCACATCCAGCACGAGTGCGCTTTGACCAACAGCGAGGAGCACCTGGCCCAGTTGATCATAGGCAGCCACCAGCTCGGCCGGCTCGCGGCGGGCCGCTACGGCGTCGAGCGCCGCCCCCAGGCGGTCGAGCGCCTGCTCTCCCGCCTGCCCGCTTGCCAGGAGCGCCTGCGTGTCCAGGATCACCGCCGACGGCGCCCCGGCTTGTTCTTGGAGCGACCGCACTGTCGCCGCCAGCCGGTCGAGCGCCGCCTGCGCGGTCTCTGTCTGTAGGCGCACATTGGCCTCGATGTCCGGCAGCTTGATCTGCACGCGGCGCTGCTCGACCAACTGCCGGGCCTGAGCAAGCGTCGCCAGCAAGGAATCCGCGCTGGCCACGAGCGACACATCCACCACGGCCTTGTCGCTGGCTTCCTTAAACTGCTCCTCCAGGATGCGCAGGATCTCCGCCAGCTCTTCCTCGGTCTGGGCGCGGTTGATGCGTAGCGCGACTGTCTGTTGTAGCAAGCCGCTCCTGCTGAGCACATCTAGCTGGGCCTGCACTGCTGCAATCTCGCGGCGCAGCTCCTCGGCCCTGGCAAGCGTCGTTCCCAGCTCGATGCCGACTTCTCCAGCGTCTCGCAAGGCCAGCAGCTGCTCTTCTACTGTGGCCAACTCAGCTTGAAGATCCTGTAGGCGTGAGCGGTCGGCCTGGATCAGTACGGGTTGCTCGACCGTAGCCTTGAAGGCTTGGAAGTCCCGCAATGCCTGCTGGAAATCCGGCGTGCCCTTGACGAGCACGTCCAGTGTCTCGGCGCCCCTGAGTTGCCGGATGGCATCCTGTAGCGCCGTGGCAGCCTGGGTTGCTTGCACGGCCACCTTGACGGGGATGCCTTCGGCCGCGATGGCGCGCATCTGTTCTATGACGCGCAGGAACTCCTGGCTTGCAGCTGCGCCGCTCGACTTAACTACCTCATCCAGGAAAGCGAGCGTGCGTAGCGTCTCGTCCAGATCACCGCGCAGCACCTCGATACGGAACTGCGTCACGATCTCTTGCTCTAGGTTGGCGAAGCGCTCGCGGAAGATGCGTGCCGCTGTGCCGCTATTCTTCTCGGCTGCCACCGCCAGGGCTTCCAAGTCGCGCACCAGGTCGCGTGTGGCCCGGCTGCCAGAGGTGCCGAGACCTAGAAAGGCCTGCACGCTGCCGGTCAGACTCCGGGCAAGCTGGGCGAGGCGGGGCAAGACCACGCCGCCGATGGTCTCCCCCAGCTCGCCCATCGTGTTGCGCAGTTGATCCACGGCACCCGCATAGGTCCGCACGGAGGCTTGCGAGGCGCCGCCGAAGGAGCGGTTGATGCCCTCGAGGGCCGCCTGGAACCGCTGGCTCTTGGGGAGCGTCTGATCGATGACGATTCCCAGGCGGCCAAAGCCCTCGGTCTCTCCCTGGGCGGCGCGGGCGATGAGGAGCGCCATGGCGTCAGTTGTGCGGCCCAGGCCCGTGGCTAGATCGAGCGCCGCCTGGGTGGCCTGCTGGAGCGCCGGACCCGAGAGGCGCCCTACCTGCTGGATGAGCGCAGCGGTGGACTGGACCTGCTCGTCTGAGAAGCGCGTTACAGCGGACTGGGCGGTAGCGAAGCGCTGCATCTCCTGAACGGCAGCCCCAGAGAACCGCCCGACTGCCTGGAAGCTGAAGGCGAGCTGCGTCTGGGCCTGCTCGGCTTCTGAGGCAGCCCGGATGACACTCCGCACGGTGCGCTCGATGGCGAGGAATCCACCCACGGTGGCGGCCGCGCGCAGAGCAAGGCCAGTCAACGCACCGCCGAGATCCTTCGCCGCGGTCGCCGCTGGCCCCAATTGCCCGCCCAGGCCTCGGGAACGCCGCGCAGCCTCCTCTGTGCCCTTGCCGGCGGCCTCTGCTGCGCCCCGCAGCTTGTCCAGCTCCTCCCGTAGCTTGGCGACCTCCTGCTGTAGCCCTTCGGGCACAGTGACGCCCAATGGGATAGGCCCGCCCTGCTCAGCTGCCTGGCTGATCGCCTGGGTGACCCGCCCGGTCGTTTCCTCCAGGCGCTCGACGCCCTGGGAGCCCTCAGCTGCCGCAGGGCCCAGCTCGCGCAGCGCCGCCGTCAGCTCCTCGGTAGCCCGTGCTACCTGGTCAGCGTTCCGGGCGCGAAAGATGATCTCTAGGACGTTCTCAGCCACGCGTCGCGGCCCTCAGCTTCTCGAGCTCCATGGCGTAGGCCTGCATGCACAGGATATCGAACACCATGCGATCCCCCGGCACCCATTCACCCGGCCGATCCAGCCGGTTCCATGCCCACTCGTGCGGCGCCCTCCCGTAGCTCACTGCTAGCTGGTGATACATCGCCAGTTCGGGGACCGCGAAACTTGCGCACCACGCCAGTAAAGGCGCCTGCCCCTTCGTTCAAGTCGTGCACCAGGCGTGCTGCGCACTCGTCTACGAGCCCAGAACCCAAACGGTCGAGCTGGTCCAGCGTGATTTCCCACTTGCCGTTGTCAGCCGTGGCGCCTGTATCCAGCACCCGCACACCTTGCCAGCGTGTCTTTCCGAGCCCCGCATCCCAGACGCGCACCGCCTGCAGCGTCGCCTGGACCAATCGGCAGGCCCATCGGTGCGTCTCTTCGCGCTCCGTACGGCTAGGTGATGGGCTATCGGCTTGCAGCACAGGCAAACCCGTGGGTAAGCCCCGTTCATCCAGGAAGCTCGACCACTCATGGTTGGCCAGCTGGCGCAGGCGAACACCCCTAGGTGTACCGTCCGGGTAACCGCCTATGAATCCATTGCAGGGACAGGGACCAACTGCTCCGTTGGCAAACCGCGCTTGTGATTCTGCGCATTGACCCACTACGTGCAGTTCGATAGCGTGCTCGCAAGCCCCGCAGGGGTACCACACGTCCACCATGGGCACGCCCAGGGCAGTGAAGATGTCGCCAGTTCCGTTCTCGTCACTCATCTTTCTTCCCCTCGCGCTAAAAGAGCGAGCCACACTGCACGCCCGGGTCGAACACGAGGGGTCTCCGGCCGGTGGGCAGGTGGCTCGCGTGGGTGTCGCTCTAACCCCTCGTCTAGAGCAACGTCGAGTGCGGCTCATTGCCCCCTGTCGTGGCAGGCGTGTTGAACTTCGCTGATCCGTCATCTCCATCCGCCACTTGCGCGGCGATGAGGAGTGGCACCTTGTAGACGGTGGGCGGGGCCCAAGTGGCGCCGCCGATGCTGCCGCGGAACCACCGCTCGGCCCAGCGGAAAGTGAGCGCGGCGCCTGACTCGATTGGATTCTGCGCTTCCGAGACCACACCGGCATTAGTTGCGATCTCAAAGGCATAGGGCACATTGTTGGCTGCGTCAGCCAATGGCGTAAGAGGTGAGTGCGTGGCACCAGTAGGTGCGCTAATCCATCGCAAGCGGCGAATACCTGAGACCGTAGCGCCCGCAACGAATTCCCAGTAAACCTGTCCGCCTGACACATCTAGCGATTCCTGCTCCAGCAACGAAACGTAGTTGCTGCCAGCCTCTACTGCCGCCACGTGGCCCACGTTGTTGTCCGTATCAAAGCTAGTCGCGTAACGCGGCGGGAACTCGATCTTGTTATCGAAGCGCAGCGTGAATTCGCGCAAGTTGCGAACATTGACGAGCGCACCACCCTCGCTGATGCTGGCCAGCACCGGGTGCGTGTTGTCCTTGCTCAAGTCGAGCGGCTTGACGAAGTACCTGTTGGATTGCATGGCGATGGGCGTCACGCCCACCCCGGACAGCCGCGTCGGCTCCGGCCCCAGCACATCCCAGAGCGCTGTCAGCCATCCATCTGCGTCCTGCTGGATGGTGCAACCGACGATGCGCGCGCCCAGGATCTTCTCAATGGTCCCGGCGGTGGTATCGGGGCCCATCTTGCTGATCCGTAGGGCAAGGCCATAGGTCAATGCGCTCCTGCTCCCGTCCAGGTCCATCTTGTAGCTCTGCGGGATGTACCAGTGCGCACTGGTCGTTGGTGTCGCACCAGGCGCTGTCACGCCATTCAATAGGCGGTCTGCCGTCCGGCCCTCAAGACCACCCATGAGCTGGCACAAGAGAATGTGGAAAAACGTTGCGTTGTAGTAGACGAGCGTGCGGAACTGCCCGCGCCACCTACCGGCGCCGTAATCCAGCGTCTTGATGGCCCCTACGGCCGCGATCTCGGACGATGCCGCGAGCTGTGCGCGCTCGAGCCGCATGGTCTCGCCGGCAAACGGCACACGGAAGTACGCGCTGGGATACGACGGATCGTCTGCAGCCGAGATGCGCGCGGCGATCTCAAGCGCCACGAAGGTCTGGCTGCCATGGATGATAGTCGGCACTTGTTCACCCCCTTACGACTGGACGACGTTGCCGGCGTCCACAGTAAAGTGATCGTCTAGATCCACTGTGTCAGCCACAAAGACGCCGATGCGTGCGTCCATGTTGCCATGCGCGGGCGTGGCAGTCGCACCCTCGATGGCCTGGAATGTATGGCTCACGGGGTTGTTGCCGGCCTCCTTGACGCTATCATCGCCGGCGATCCAACTGACGCTAGGGAAATCCAGGTCCATGGCGTACACTTGTCCGGCTGCCGCCACTACGGTATCGCGTAGTCGAATGCGGCATTTGCTCGCCGTGCGGTTCAAGTACTCGGTCGCTGGTTGGCCGCTAGCTGCGAAGTCTTGCGTCAGCAAGCCCAGCACCTCGCACGTCACCGTGCGGTTCTCCGTGGGCCCCGGCTGGTTTGCCGTGTCGATGCTGTTCATGAACGCAGGATCAGCTGTCACGTGACGGTCCACGTTGAGCGTGAACCCACGCACATCACGATTCGCCAGTGTCGCACCGGTCTGGAAGTTGGCTCCCGTGTTGGTCAACCACCGTGCCTTGGTCGTGATGGCGCCCGTTGGCGCCGCAGGCGAGCCCGTTACGTCGGTATCCACTTCCGTGGCTGCCACGAAAGCGATGGTAACTGTGGCCAACCCATCCGGCGGCAGCTCGAATCGGAAGCTCGTCACAATACAGCCGCGGAACTCTGCCCAGCGGCCCGCAGCACTCGGCCCTGACTTCCACACACGTATGGCCATACTGCGGCCTACGTTGTTCGGCAAGTACCAGTGCGAGTTGCCGCCTGTGGCAACTGTATCGTCGAGGAAGGTGTTAAGCACACGGCGCTCCTCGCCGAACACATGGCCGAGCAAGAAGTTGAACCAGCTACCGTCGATGCGTGGATTGAAGACCAGCTCTCCAGTACCGCGCTTGTTCAGCACCTCGACCAGCGTCTGGCTGCCGATGCTGCCGAACTCCGGGCTAGGGGGCACCTGGTCGTATTCCAGGTGCATCGTCTCCCGGATGACTGGCACCCCGATGAAGCTGCCGGTACCCGTCTGGTAGGCGCTCTCGTCCCGGATCTCGACTCCGGTAAAGGCATCATTGCCGTGTACGATTGTCGGCACCTGTTACCACCTCCCCACCACCACAGCCGCCGCCCCAGGTCCCAGGCGCCGACGTTAGATAGTCGTTCCCGCCATGTAGTGGTAATCGGCCACCACATGGACCGCCACGAAGGCCACGTCTCCAGCCGGATCATAGGCCGGTTGCGCGACACGTGCGATGTGTGCGCGCTGCACCTTGTTGTTGAGCGTGGGCGTCTGTCCCACGCGTTTGTTCACGTCCGCGATCAGCCGGTTGAGACGCTGCCGCGGGGGCTCGTCGCGCGAGCCCCGGAGCATCAAGTCCAGCACTAGCTCCAGCAGCACCTCGCGTTCGGTGTCAGGCGATACAAAAATTGCCTTGTGCTCCTCGGTGCCCTCCTGCACCTGCACGTGCACCGATTGCGTGGATTCCACCCGCAAGCTGCGCGTCAGCACGCCCTGATCCACTGCTCCAGGTGGCGAGAGATCGAAACTGAATCCCGCGGCAGGCGTAATGCCTTGCAGAATGGTCACGAGCGCGTCGAGCGCGTCTTGCCGAATGCTCACGTGTTGCGCCCTTCCATCGTTTCCGCCACATCATGAAGCTGATCTGCCAGCTTGCGGACTAGGCTAGACTGCTGCGCATCGCCGCGGCTCCCGTGGTACACTTCCACGATGCCGTGCAGGACGTGCTCGCACTCAGCCAGCCGCCCGGCGATCTCGTAGACCTTGGCAATCTCATCGGCTGTCACAGGAACCCCCTAGCTAGGCGCTTGGTCAGAAGCGCTAGCACAGCTGGCGTCTTGTCCCTGACGCTCCGCTCTAGGTACAGGTGCCCCCTGATCTTCATGAACCGCCCATGCGCGCGCACCTGCACGAGACCTCCACCACCATCCAGTCGGCCGCTCAAAGGCTCGATGTTGCCCTGCAGGCCGCGCATGCGGCGGGCGGCGCGGGCGAGCTGCTGCTGCTTCCTGACACCCACGCCATGGGCCGCACGTGAGCGGCGCTCCCTGTTCTCGTGGGCCTCGCGCTTGCGTCGCACCTCACCACGCCGGCGCAGCTTGGCCTGCGTGCCACGCACCGGAGCCAGCCTCCGGCGCTGCCCTGGTCGCCGCAGGTGCTCCTTGACCCATACAGGGCCGCTGAAGCCGTAGTTGTGCACGCGGGCGTACTTGACGCGTGTACCCAAGATAACCGTAGCCGCATCCAGCGTCCCCGGTACACGTTGCGGTCGCCAGCCACCGCGCAGACGGCCAGTTTTGCCTACGTAAAGCGGTCCACTAGTCAAATAGGTCTCCACCATGTGCGTGCGCACGAGCTCGGCGCCCTCGAACAGCGCCTGCTCAGTTTCCGGCCCCAAGCGGCCAACGAAAAGCCCCAGCTTATGGGTGATCTCCTGCAGGCCAGTGATCTCGACCGCTTGGGCCACTTAGATCAGGCCCCCCTTGTTGGCATACCGCTCGAACACGGCCGCCGCTGATCCTGGGATGGTCGTAAAGGTGTAGCTCGTGGCTCCAGACTCATCGCTCTCGCTCGTCTGGTCCAGGCGCTCACCTGCGGCGCGCCGCCACTCAATCGACATCCACTGCAGGAGCGCATGCTTTACGTCCTCGGGGGCCGCCGTGAAGCCGGCCTGGTAGACGACACGAAGCGTCTGCTTTCCTGACGGCCAACCGTCATACACGTTGTGCAACAAGGCGGCTTCATCGTCCCGCACGTACTCGCTCGTCGGGTACACGTAATCGCTCACCCAGCCGCCAGCTGAGTAGTAACCCCGGGCGATGCTCGTGAAGGCAGCAATGGGCCTGTATGGTAACGCCAGCAGCCAACCGTCCCAGCTGCCATCAAGCACTAGATCCCAGTTTGTACTGTTGTGCTTGATGAAGCGCTCGCGCATGCGGTGGTAGGCTGCGCGATTCACGCCATCCACGACCTGCTGCATGCGATTGTCGTCGGCCGTCTCGCCTTCCTTATCCAAGAAGATTTTGAGCTCGCTCAAGGTCACCAGCTCCAGGTTCGCTTTCGTGACTGCCGGCCCCGCGATGCGCACCACATAGGCGCCCATGTCAGTCTCCGTACATGAAGCGGATCTCCATGTCGTAGGTATTGGTCGTCGTGATGGCCGACGAGACGAAGTCCAACACGATACCCACGCGCGTTACGGGTCCCATGGCCCACTCGCCGTTAAAGGCGCTGAGCAGGATCATGGCCTGGCTCACGGCATTCAAACCCATGCTGTCGATGATGGGCGAGTTGGTCGTGTTGAATGTCGGCTGATTGCGGAGCGTCGTATCGATGCCACCGCTCGCGCCCATGTCGGCAAAGATCGGGAACACCGATGCTGTATCCACGATCCTAGGGCTATACTCCTGCGCGAACAAAGGGAACAGATGACACGTGCGCGTCGCAAACGTCTGCGCCTGTCCATTCACGCTCTTGGTTGACTTGAGCCACACACCCAGGCGCTTCCACCGGCGCAGGTCCTCGCTTAAGATCAGTTCAGTGACGAGCGTCGGGAACCCCGTCTGCGCTACAACTGTGCGTGTGACTTGGTTGCTGGCGACCAGGAACTTGGTCGTTTGACCAGTGGTCCAGGTAAATGGCCCTGTCCAAGCGTCGCCGATCCTGAATTTTCCGGGCATCTACGCCTCGGCCTTCTGCCTCTTGGCGTGCTTGTCCCATGCGTACACTTCGCCTGGGGATTCCAGTTGACCTACAATGAGCTGCACGTATCCGGCATTGCTCATGCCTTGCAGCTTGCGCAGCTCGCGCCGGGTGACCTTGACTGGTGTGCGAGAGGGAACAAGGTAGTTGCCTGGTAACCGTACGGGCCGGTCCTTGTAGGCCTGTACGATGACCGGCACTACGCGGTCCCGGTTATCTGTATCCGCTTGCGCGTTGGCAGCGTGTCGTTGGGCCTCCTCAAAGGCCCGTCGATCTTGAGCTGCCTTCTTGCGGCGCACCTCAAGATCCTGCTCGACCTTCTGGGCTTCGCGTTGCGCTTTCTCTGCTATGAGCTCGAGCGCCCGAAGCTGGCTTACGTCTTGAGCAGCCGCCAACTCCTGGGCCACATCGGGCTCCTTGTCGTCCTTGGCTCGTGCAGCCACGCTTGCCACCTCCGGGGATGAAGTCCCTGGGCAGCGGGTGATGAAGAGACTTGGGAGCCTCCGCTGCCCAGGGTACCCGCCGTGCTGCTGGCGGAATTTTGCAATGCCTCCTAGGCCGCGAGGTTGCGCCGGATATCCAGCGGCACCGTCAACGACGCAGCGAAAATCTCGTTCGCATCCACGGCCTCGAACGGCACGAAGTCCATGAACCCCACCGCTTGAATGATCGTCGTGAGCATCGGTGCAATGCGTGTCGTCTCGATGCCTACGATGCCGAGTTGTCCGAGCCCGAAGCGCTTCACGTTGGCCAGCACTGCTGCCGTCGTGGTCCCCGCGGCCGTCGAGAATCCCGTGGTCGCGTCCAGGTCATTCGGAATCCACTCGGTCGGGCTGATGGGGATGTTCCAGACCTTGGCGACCATCCCTGTCTGAATTGCCGCCTGGGGGCCGAAAACATCCACAGTGCGCACGTACGGATCGTCAAGCAGATCGAACAGAGGCCCTGTATTGACCCATAGATGCAGATCGTCGGCCGACAGTCCAAAGTGCTTCATGCGTTTGATCATGTCCTTGATCTCTACGGCATCCAAAGTGCCACCGCCGCCGCTCGTCATGTAGTTGGCCCCAATGCGGCGGAAGCCGTTCCAGAGGTGCCGCGCGTCGCGCACGCCGAAGTTGTTGGCGTGGTCGTCCATGTGCTCCACGCCGGTCGCCCGGCCCTGGATATCACCCGACATCGTCGAGCGGTCCACAGCGCGTGCATGCGCAAATGAGATCATGTCGCGCAGGTACGGCACGAGCGGTACCGCCGATTCCATCGGTGCCCGGTCGTTCCACCATAGGAAGGCTCCGACGTTCTCGCAGTCGAAATCAGCCGTGCCAAAGCTGATGGTGCCGAACAACGCCGCGTTGGGGATGCTCGTCGTGATGTTTGCTGTGGGCGGTGGATCGGTCGTCGCAGCACCCAGGCGTACGCCAATTGCATCGCCACGGTTCACCGGCAGCTTCTGGTTCGTATGTACCAGCGGAATCTGCACGACCTTGTCCGCAACGTTCAGCCGGATGCGCACTAGGTCGATGATCTGTGCGCTCACAACCGTGAACGTCAGCGGATTGACGATGCCACCTGCCTCGGGGTGGATCAAGGTCTGCTTGGCGAACTCCTCGGGCTTGGTATATCCCCGCGGCTGGATGGCCTTCTCACTGTCGTAGCCCATGTACTTGACGCAATCGACTACGCGCTTATAGTCCGGGCCCACGACAGTCTTGTTGACCGCCACCTCGAAAGCGTTGGGCGCGCCGCCGGCTTTGCAGACCTCGATGGCGGCCTTGAACACGCAAGCATCCCATGCGTCCTGGAAGTCCTTGACCAACTCGGAATCGGTGCCACGGAGCATCGGCGAGTTAGGCGACATGTTCAGGATCTCGATGGGCTGGAGCGTCTGCGTGCCCTTGCGGAACAAGCCGCCCTTGCGCCCGGCGTAGTCCGCCTGCCGATCAGTTGTCACCGGCTCCGGCGGGGACGACTGCC